ACTTCCAGCTGTCAAATCTATCGCTTCACCTTTAACGTGTTGGCTTTTAAATGCACCCCCCACAGCACTATTCAATTTAGGACTTCTATAGAATGAATTAATTTTAATCGGTTTTCCGTACCATTCACGCAAAGGTTGAAAACATTTCTCAGCAACTAGCTTCATTCTAACAATCGTATCTGCATCAGGAACGTTTTTAATTTTCCTAGCTACTGCAGTGTTTGAATGAGTAGCTTCTTTAAAACTAATATGTTTACTTATATTTTCCATTACTTAATAATTAATAAGGTTAATAATCCAATTCCTTTATTTAAAACGTTAACACTATCGTAAAGTTTCTCATTCACTTTGTTTTGATACATCATAATGCTATCAATTTGAGTTATTAAAGTATCCTGCCACTTAATCGTGTAATCTTGTTGTTTAATCAAAGCGTCTTGAAAGGCTATTATTTTGACCGTATCTTTGTTTTCTTTGGCTATTGTTATACTGTCTTTAAAAATGTAAATAGTGTCCTTAAATCGTCTTATTTTAGTCTTAAAAATAGTTGTATCTTTTATTAAAGTATCAATTATAGTTTCATATCTATTGATATATTTGATAGGCTCGTGTAAAGGTCTTTTCTGAAATAGTAAATAAATCAAAATACCAATTAATAAAGCTATAATTATGTTATTTACTTTCATTTTTCTCAACTCTTTTACCGATTGAATCAGTTAACTTACTTCCAAGTGCTACACCTACCATAGTAACAAATACATCGAATCTAAAACCCTCTTTGCATAAATCAAAGAAAACCATAAATACAACTATTAACCAAGCTGAAAACATGGTAAGTGATGTTCTAGACCACTTACCGTTTTTCTTTAATGTATCTTCAATTATTTGTTTCATCTTTTAACCTCTTGAAGTAGTTTAACAAATGCTTCAGCTTGTGATGTCATAGTACGTTCAGCGTGTCTAATTGCTTTTGTTAACTCTTCAAATTTACCGTTAAATTGTTCAAACTTCAACTCCATTATACGCTCTAAATTAGCTATCTCGCTAGGCATCTTCTCATCTAATCTCTCCACCTTACCCTCCAATTTAACTACCTTATCGTGCAAATCTTCGCTTTTCTTTTCGCTTTCTATGAACTTATTATGCAAGTCCTTAAAGAAGTATCTTACAACTCCAAAAAGTACCGTTATAAGTGCTACGAATATGTAGTTAGGTGCTTCCATTATTCTATTATTTCAGTCCAATTAGCACCCTCGCAAATGACTAGCATTTCTTCATGTGTATATGTGTTAAATGTTTCACCCTCAACAATAAATAATTGCCCATCTAATGAACGTCTTACTGTTTCACTTGTTGAAAATCCACTACAAAGCGAAAAATCAAATGTATCTATTTCTGAAATTGGTCTTATATCGTATGCCATAATTTATGAATATTGTAAGCCTGAGCCTGAGTTATACAATTCTGTTACTTCTGTAGATGTTAATTCTCTATTCCATGCACTTAACTCGTCAATTTTTCCATTAAAAAAACTCAAAGTTCTATTGTAAGAACCTATTTGAGTGGTGCAAGTTCCTGTTCCGTCTATCCAAGTTCTACCTGTAAATGTATTTATCGCTACTCCGTTTAAGTAAAATATAAAAGTACCTGCACCATTGTATGTAACACTAACATGATTCCAAGTATTATATGGCAATGTTGTTGTTGTTTGTATTAAGACATTGCCTCCTCTGTAAGAAACAGCTAAGTAACCAGCGTATATCATGAACATCGTACCCATTCCAGAATTTCCATTTTGAATAATCACATTATTACCCATATATCCAGTTATATAAATCCATGCACTATAAGAATGTGCCGAAGCAGGAGCTGAAAATGAACTCCCAAAAGTTGGTGAAATGCTTACATAATCGTTAACACCATCAAAACTAAACCCATTATTAATTTTACCAACTGCATAAGTAGCACCGTTTGTTAAAGTACCGTTGTAAGTACCTAAAGCATCGTTTGGCGTGTTGTCTGCTGTGTAGTAAGCTAGTAATCCCTCCCAAAGAGTGTTAGCACCACCACCACCACCAAACATTTTATTGTTAGGTCTAAATCCGTAACCGTACATCTTAACCGATAATTAAAGCTACTGACCCACTAACTAAATCAACTCCACTGAATTGAACACCGTTTAAAGGTCTTATGTATGCACCAGCTTTCACAGCAGTAGCAGGAGTTGATATATAACTAGCTTTAACATCAGAACCAGCCACTTTAATTGCGTTAAATACTGTATCTTCTAATACAAATATCCCGTCTATTGCTCTTGTAACTTCGGTTGCATCATTAACAATGTACACACCTTTGTTTGCTACTAATTTGTCTAAATTTGGTAAACTCATTTTTTTTGTTTTTATAAAGTTATTATTCTGTAATTTATGTATAAATCTATTGTGCTATCTCCTACTGTTGAATCATCATTACCATCTACTAATATCGGTTGATTATCTACAAGTTCATTTGGCGCACCCCCTATTTTATCTAAAGTTTGAATTGTTGATGATGTTCTATTTAAAATGTTATTAGCAGTTTCAAATTGTCTAGCAGCAGCAGTTAATGTGTAAAGTGATAAGCCATAACCAAAAGACGCATCGAAAGTAACAGTTCCGTAATTAAATTTTAAAAAAGCACTAATAATCTCAATAACCTTACCAGCACCAGGTGCAGGTATAACACTAATTGGAATAGTGCTAATAGTCTTAATTTGAGCAGCAGTTAAACTAACCTTAGTGTTTAATATAAAACTCTCCCCATCAATGCTTTTAGTGTCATACGTTGCACCGTTCCACTCACTTACATTTAGTAAATCTAATTTCTGTAAATTTGTAGTCTTAGATGTTAACTCACTTATTTTCTTTACTGCCATCTATCTTACTTAAATATATTTCTAACTTCTTTACGTTTTCTTCTTTTACTTTGTATTTCTTTTGCTTCATAAATACCAATTTGTTATTTGACCGTTACCATGATTAGGGTATATGTCGTTATTACTATTACTTGTATATTCTGGGAATGAACTTTGATTGTAAACCATGTAATCAACAAATCTTTGAGAATAGTTTTCTGCTAAACTTCTACTTTTTTGAATTAAAAAATCTACTTCGTTTTTATCAACTGTTTCAGCATTTTCAGAAGTGCTTTTATACATTCCTTTATTAGTTACGTTGTAAGCTGCAAACGGTAAGTATTCAACCATTGCCCAATGAATAAGCATCGGTTTAATATACGTTTCTAAAAGTGTTAAATAAGCACCCGTTAACGTTCCTGCTACTATATCAGTTTTAATTTTCTCTAGTAAATCAGTTCCGATAAATGACTGTATATGAATGTCTTGAGCGATTTTTACGAATTGTAATAGCTTGTCACTATCGAGGTTACCATCTACAAAAGTAAATCGTTTTAAATCTATTGGTTTTATAAGTAATGCTTCAGCCATTATTTAACGTCTTTTGGTAAGTTTTTGTTATTAGGACTAAATCCTTTCAATGGTAAGTTTTTTGGGTAAATAGAAACTTCAAAAGGGTTTGTCACTTTAAATCCTTTTATTTCTGCTGCTCTCGTTCCTATCTCTTTAAATTCGTTTGAATCTTGATTAATGTCTAGCATCATTGTAACCCTTTGGAATTTATGGGAGCATCGTGCGCCCCCCTTATATTTGAACACATCGTATGTATCGGCACCGAACTCACCCAAACCAGGATTGACTGGTTGTGAACTCATACCACCTAATGAAGTAGGATAATTTGTTCCGACTATATCTTCTTTACGATATAATTTGTTAGCATTCATCATAGCTTTACAAAAACCACGTTCTGGAGTTTTATTGCCCGTATATTTATATCTTACTTTAAAGAATTTATCTTTAACTAATTTATCTTGTGAACTTCTAGCAGTAGGTCTAGCAGTACCCGTAGAAACGAAATTAACAACTTTAGATAGTAAACTTTCTTTATTTACTTTAGTTTCAAATTCTTTATTCATTTCAGCTAAATGATTATCTAACGTTTCCTCATCTTCTAACTCAACATCTCTTTCATCTAATACTATCCAACCATCTTGTTGCATTGGTTCGCCCAAATCGGCTAAAAACGTATCTAAATCGAATTGACTAGACATTTCAACATCGTTTTGATTATCATCTTTTACACCTCTTTCATCAAACTCTAAAGGCTTTAAAGTCTGGAAGTATAAGTTAAGACTAATACCATTATAAGCTAGTATCTTATCAAAAGCATCGCATAAATTTTCTTGCATTGGTCTAATTACCATGTTATCAAATAACACAAAACTATTTTTTAATTCGTCTGCATTAGATGAAAATCCATTATTTGAAGCAATACCAAAAAGTAAAGGACTTGTAACGTTATGACCTAACATAATTTTACGCAAACATTCCTCACTTAAATATTGGTAATGTTCTGGTGCATCATTTAAAGGAATGTCATCAATCGTTGTAGCTGCTTCTTTATTGTCGTTAAATGATACAATTAACTTTGCACCTTTAGAACCCGTTAATTTATTTGTAACACTTCTATAAATCTCAGCTTGTTGTTCTGGAGTTCCAAAACCATTATTGAAGTTGATTAGCTTTTGAGCAGAAAAACCCGTTTGTACTAAATTAATTAAATAGTCGCTAACTTCTTCTTCTAATACTGCATAAGGCAAAGCACCCATGTAATCAACGTTAGCAAAATACTTCATACCTACTGAGTAAGGTTGTACATAAAGAATCTCAACGTCTTTAGAACCAAAACCAAAAGCATCTAATCGTTTAGGTACATACGTTTTAATGTCGCTCCAATCATCACTATAATAATAAGCTTCAATTTCACCATCTTTATTACATTTCTCAGGTCGTAAAAGATGAACAGGTATATGAAACACTTTCTTTACTGTTTTTCTGTCCTTAGAATAATGAACTTGCATAGCACATTGACCGAGCATTTTAAGTTCTAAAACTAATTTACGCACATCGTCTTTACCAAACATAGACATAAACTGAGCATACTCGTTTGGTTTTCTATTACCATCTAATGCACCTACACCATAACCATAAACTAACCTTGAAATATTGTTAATTATAGCGTTGTTTGTTGTAGAATTACGGTATCTATTTATAAGAAATTCAAAGTAATTGTTTTCATCACCATAGTTTACCCACTCATTACGTTTATCTTCTTTAATTTCGGGTGAAGTATAGCTAGATAATTCTACTATTTTAATATTGTCGTTCATCATAGTGTTATATAATCGTTATTACTAGACTTATTAACGTAAACATTATCGTTAATTGAGTAGTTTGTTTGATTAGTACAGAAAATTCTATTGTAATGTTTAATAGTGCTAGTTGTACTTGCACCATCTAATTCTAAAACATCGTTTGATTCTGTTAGTATTTCGTTATAGCTTTCATCTTGTAAAGTGTTTAAAGTACCACCTTGTTGAATTTTGAAAGTATAAAAAGTATTTTCTTCTAAATTGAATATAGCATTAATAGTAGTATAGTAACTATCAACAGAATAACTTGTAATAGTTATGTAGCTTATTTCTTTTGTAGTTTCGTTAGTAAGTTGTATAACATCGCTATTAGTTACAGCACTTCTAACTGTAATCTTTAAACTTTGTGAACTTGTACTTGTCGTTAATACTTGCATACTTATTAACGAAAAACTTACTTTTTTGTTTCACATTAAATAAAATACATTATATTTGTTGAAATATTTAAAATTAAAGATTATGAAAAAATTATTATTTATTTCTGTTATTACTTTGCTATCATGTAATAAAGAAGAAATTAAACAAGGTACACACCCACCTAAAGAAAATTGTGATTGTGATAAAATTGTAGATATTAGAACAACTGATACTCAAAAAGGTTTCTACTATTGTGCTATTACTACTATAAATGAATGTACGAAAATAACAAAGCACATAGCTGAAACATACGAAAAACCAAATAACGATTTACCAAAAGTTGGTGATTGTCATTATATCGGATATTAAAACAAAAATTATGAAAAGATTAATCGAAAGGAAAGTTATTGAGTGGGCAAATGAACGTGGTCTAATTAAACAAGAAAACGCATCTAAGCAATTTATTAAGTTAACAGAAGAAGTAGGTGAGTTAGCAAGTGCTTTATTGAAAGGTGACCCCTACGAAACTATTGACGCAATCGGAGATATTAATATAGTATTAATTATATTATGTGAACAATTAGGACTTAACATGACTGACTGCCTTAATAGTGCTTATAACGAGATTAAAGAACGTAAAGGTAAAACGGTAAACGGTACATTTATCAAGGAATAACCATTAACAAGTAGGTAGTGTGCTTTGGTATCAGTAGCTGTCTTTTATAGAATCATGAGGGGAAAAGTGTCGACACTTACTTGTTAATAAAAAAAGGGGGGCATATTAAAATACCCCCTTTGTTTTTTTATACTAAATTACTTATGAAGCAACTATTGTAGCATCTACAGCAGAAGTAGCGAACAA